ATCGAGCAGGAAGCCCCCACTTCAAAATCGTAAGATTTAAGTGGTGGGAGCATGTCACCGCCGTGAGTAAGAGCAAACATGCTCGCACTGAAATGAAATAGAACGGAGCATAGCAAATGGAGAACAGGATCATTACAACAGATGTTACAGAAGAGGATTTTTCCCTGGAGGGAAATTTAAGGCCTCAGAGTCTGGATGAGTATATTGGTCAACAGAAAACAAAAGATACCCTGAAAATTTATATCGAAGCAGCAAAGCAGCGTCATGATTCACTGGATCATGTGCTGTTTTATGGACCTCCGGGGCTGGGAAAGACTACACTTTCCGCGATCATTGCCAATGAGATGGGAACACATATGAAGGTAACATCAGGTCCTGCGATTGAAAAGCCAGGCGAAATGGCTGCGATCCTGAACAACCTTCAGGAAGGAGATGTGCTGTTTGTAGATGAGATACACAGACTGAATCGACAGGTAGAAGAGGTTCTTTACCCGGCAATGGAAGATTTTGCTATCGATATCATGATCGGCAAGGGAGCATCCGCCCGTTCCATTCGTCTGGATCTTCCGAAGTTTACATTGGTAGGTGCAACAACGAGGGCAGGTCTTCTTTCCGCGCCGCTTCGTGATCGTTTTGGCGTAACACAGAGACTGGAGTTTTATGATAAAAAAGAACTGACGACGATCATTCTACGTTCCGCTCAGGTGCTTGGCGTGGAAATCGAACCCAATGGAGCTGCCGAGATCGCCAAGCGTTCCAGAGGAACCCCCCGTCTGGCCAACCGTCTTCTGAAGAGAGTACGTGATTTCGCCCAGGTGAAGTATAATGGTGTGATCACCTACGATGTTGCCTGCTTCGCATTGGATCTTCTGGAAGTAGATCAGTATGGCCTTGATAAAACAGACCGCCGCATTCTCCAGACCTTGATCCTGAATTTTCAGGGCGGCCCCGTGGGGCTTGAAACACTTGCCGCATCGATCGGAGAAGACTCCGGAACACTGGAAGACGTGTATGAACCCTATCTTTTGCAGACAGGTTTCCTTAACAGAACTCCACGTGGAAGAATGGCTTCCGTGCTGGCATATACCCATCTTGGATATCCTCGTCCTGATTTATCGACAAAGTAAAGGTCATAAAAAAAGTGAATTACTCGGTAACTGAGTTACCAGAGAATCTGAATTGAAGACTATTAGCACAGGTGAAAAAACGTTCTGTATAATGCGGTAAAAAAGAAAAAGCGCCAGGCAGGAAACTTTATTTTTGATATAACGGATTGCCCGCTGAAAGAGGGCGAAATAATGGAGCAGGTCAATAATCTGTTCAGATCAACACATCTCTCCTTTTTTGGAAGAGATCGCATTGTACAAGGATAGAAAAATAATTGGTGTTTATCAAAGAAATAAAAAATAAGAACCATTCAGCTGTACGATCTAAAAGATCATGGGTACTGTGAATGGTTCTTATTAAGATATCTTATGTGTATTTTACGATAATATACACAAGAATGCAAGACTTAAAATAAACAATAATTATCCACCAGTCAGAAAATGACAGGTGGTATTTTTATACACTTTTTTAAGAAAGAGAGGACAAGAAATGAAGAAATTATTTATCAGTCAGCCAATGAGTGGCAAAGCAGACGAGGAGATTCTTGCAGAGCGAAAGGTGGCAATCAAAGCGGCAGAAGAGTTGTTGAGAGAACCTGTAGAGGTTATTGATTCTTTCTTCCAGTCAGCACCGGTAGGAGCAAAACCTCTGTGGTTCATTGGAAAGTCCCTGGAGTTTTTATCTGATGCCGATATCGCCTATTTTGCAAAAGACTGGCAGAAAGCAAGAGGATGCAAGATCGAACATGAGCGTGCGGTTGAGTATGGAATTCCGAGAATTGACCATGTGTAGGAGGTAAGGAATGGGAAATGAAGAATTTTTAAGACTTTGCAAAGTAAAAGTAGCTGAATATACTAATTCACACATGGATAAGATCGATGGAAAACAGATCACAGTACAGTATGTGTACGTGGTATGGAGTTGTAAGACATTACAGAACAGTAAAGCACTTCTGAGCACGACTGTGCCGGATGGAATGTATTATGAGCTGACATATAACGGAGATAAGCACGAGTTATACTTTGATGCTTATAAGAAATTTCAAAACATGTGCTTTAAACTGTAATTGCGCCGGTGCAACAGTCGGAGAAGGGAAACACTACATGGAAACAATCATTTGCTCATGTCATAGAATAGAAGATCTGGAAAGAAAAGGAGAATGAACATGAATGTAAATGTAATGATGTAGTATGTAACATATGGTCTGGCGCTGATCGGGGTGCTGGCGTTCCTGGTATCGATTATTGTGCAGGTGATCAAAGAGCTCCCGGGACTTAATAAGATCCCGACAAGTATTGTAGCACTGGTCACATCACTGATCCTGTGTCCGGTGGCACTGGCAGTCCTGTGCACGTATTATAAGACAGCTGTCACCTGGTATTATATTTTCGCATCGATTATTGCGGCGTTTGTAGTGTATTTGGTTGCGACCGGCGGTTGGGAAAAAGTAAAAGGTATCTGGGACAGGACGAAATACAAAGATTCAGAGGGCGAGTGATCCCTTTGTGAAATTCGTTGAACATCAAAGGACGATATGATAATATAGAACACGGAGCAATCGTGTTGCAGGGTGGCTGACCTCTATTCTACATAGAATGGAGGTGGTGCTGATGGACAAGAATCATTTTGATTTCAAAGACCTCATGGCTTTTGGTATGTTCATTCTGGCATTGCTTACGTTCGTTTTGACGTTTTGTAAGTAATTTTCTACATAGAAAAACCACCCCAAAACTTTGGCTGAGTGTAGGGTGGAATTTCTATTTCGCTATTCACTGAGTTCAACCCCTTGTGGGCGGTTGTTCCTTTGTATTATCAATATACCATTTCGAAAAAAATAATTCAAGTATTTTTAGGAGGCGAGTAATCGTCTTTTTTTATTGGAGGAAACATATGTTAAAGATTATGGGAAAAGCTCAGGTATCCGGCAGGAATTATGGTCAGAAGATCATCAGCATTTTGAATGGCATATTATCTATTAAGGCATCAAATAAGACATCAAAAACAGAAAAGGAGAGTACAACCATGAATATCAACACAAGTCTTATCAGTAACAACAACAGCTATGCAGGTCATAAACCGGCATATATCGTAATTCACAACACAGATAACTATGCCAAGGGTGCAAATGCGAAAGCACATGCTAAGGCTCAACATGATGGAAACTTTAAAGGCTATTCTGCACATGTATATGTGGATGACACAGAGGCATATCAGGCGCTTCCGTATAACCGTGGCGCATGGCACGTAGGGGTTAACTACGGCGGTCGGCTGTTTGGTACTGTCAACAACAGAAATTCAGTAGGAATCGAGATGTGTGTCCAGGCTGGCTATAATTATGAGAAAGCTTTCCAGAATACAGTCCGGTTGTGCAAACAGCTTATGAAACAGCTGGGAATCCCGGCAGACAGAGTTGTGCAGCATTATGATGTATGCGCAAAGAACTGCCCGTCAGCGATCCGTGCAAAAGGTGACTGGAACCGGTTCAAGCAGCTGATCGGAGCTGAGACCACCACGCCAACGGTAGACAAGTATTATCGCACAAGAAAGTCCTGGGCTGACAGCAAGAGCCAGATTGGAGCATACAAGAGCCTTGAGAATGCAAAGAAAGAATGGAAACAGGGCTACACCATCTATGACTGGAACGGAAAAGCAGTGTATCCTGTACAGACTTCAGAAAAGGCAGTAGTTCTGACAGGAAAATTTGAGACCCAGCTTCCGATCATCCGGAAAGGGGATTCCGGCGTTGCAGTTTCCGTGCTGCAGTCTGTACTTGGTGTTACTGTGGATGGCCATTTCGGAGACGATACAGAAGCATCTCTGAAAGTTTTCCAGAAAAACACAGGCGTAAAGGTAAGTGGAACCTGCGGTATTGATTCCTGGAAAAGGGTGATCGAACACATGAAAGCCAACACTCATAATTGAGAAAAACATTTGCATTTTTAAGGAAAATATTGTAATCGACAAAATAATTATAAGTTTTAAAATTAAATGCGACAAGAGGTATTAAACCTCTGCCGCATTTATTTTTTTACACAAAAAGCAGAATGCGGTAGAGCTTAAAAACTCTTACCGCATTTTTTATTTACAAAGGAAAGGAGAATGAGAACGTGGCAAGGAAATATAAAAGATTGAATTATGAAGACCGAAAAGCCATTGAAGCGATGTGCAAACAGGGAAAGCGTGCAGAAGAGATAGCGGAAGCAATGGACGTTCACAGAGCCACCATCTACCACGAACTGAAAAGAGGTGGCGCAGAAAATGGAAACCGAAAGCAGTACAGCGCAGACATGGCACAGAAGGCAATATAATTTGTTCCCCGAAAAGGATCGGGGAAGTACATATGAAAGGCGGAAGAATATGAAGCTGAATATTAAAAAATTTATGATGACAGAAATGGGCGGAGAACTGGAAGAAACGATTAAGGCGTGGGATCAGGCGCTGGAAGAAAGAAGAAAAGCGACGCCGGGAATTGGCGATCCGGATCAGGGACTGGGCTTCGGATACTGGGATCGTACCTGTAAAAGCTGTCAGGATAGATGGGAAGTTTTCAAGTTAGCAATCAGACAGTTTTATGGAATTGAATTCAACTTTACACGGACAGATGAATACTTCGGAATTTGCAACGATGATGAAACTATCTGGCTGATGAAAGAGAACAGAGAGGAGGAACGACAGTGACAAAGAAAAGATCGACTGACATCCGGACATGTCCCGTGTGCGGACATCAGGTGCAACGAAGTGACATGCAGTTCACACGGGACTGCAACGGGATCCCGTTCAGACTGGTTTGCTGGGACTGCTACGATCAGCTAATGGCGAAAGGCTATGACGGGGAATATTACACGGAAGCAGATGAAAATATTGATTATGACTATTAAGCAAAGGACATGAAAATGGCAATCGAAAGAACAGTAGAAACGGACGTATATTGCGATGTATGCGGCGAGTGGATCATGGGCTGGAAATCTAATGATACAGGAGTTAGCAGAGCATGGGCGGCAGAATACACGAGGAGAAGAGGGGGAACGGTTGGAAAGAAAATCGTTTGCAAGAAGTGCAGGATAAAAGAACGGATCCGGACATGTAGTTTGCAACGCAAGATCGGGAATGCAGGAAGGGATAGTGACGGGACATGTATGGGATTTGCAAGCGTGGTATCGGACGAACCGATGGAAAGATGCAAAAGATGCATAGCCTGCACATCTTATCAATGGGAAGAATAGTTCAGGGGATAGAAGCCGAAACGGGGCGCAAGCCCCGTCCGGTCACGATGGCAACGTGATCGCTGACGATGGCAAGCTGATAGCCGTCCGATGAACACTGTGGAAAAATAGCGGCGGGCATAGACTGCCAGAATTCTATGCGGATGTTCAACAGGTTTTCAGATGCTTTTTAATGCGAAAAGCAACAACGCAGCGTCAGATGTTGCCGGAAGGGGTGTGGTGATATATATGACTGCGCTGATCAGCGCAGATTGATTATGCCGAAAGGCGGTACATAGAAAGGAAAATGAACAGATGACAGCAACAGAAGAAAGACCAGTGCAGATTTTGGAACTATTCGGAGGAATAGGAAGCCCGCGATGTGCATTGCGAAATCTGAAGATACCAACAAAAGCGATCGACTACGTTGAAATTGATGAAAAAGCAGTCCGATCTTATAACAATATGTTCAGTGAAGAACTGCTATACAAAACACAGTCTGTTGTGGGATGGAATCTGAAGCCGGACATTTTAATACATGGAAGTCCGTGTCAAGATTTCAGCATAGCCGGACATCAAAGAGGAGCAGACGAAGGAAGTGAAACAAGATCGAGTTTGATGTGGGAAACGATTCACATCATTGACCAGATGGGAGAATGGAAACCGAAATATGTAATCTGGGAAAATGTGAAAAATGTGACATCGAAACATATGATCGCGAATTTTGTGCGTTATCAAAAAGAGATGGAACGAATGGGCTATACAAATAATTACGATGTTTTAGATGCAAGAGAATTCGGACTGCCACAAGCACGCGAAAGAGTGTTCACGATCAGTTGCCTGAATGGTGAAAAATTTGATTTCACAAGCCTGATCAGGACGCCTATGCGTAAAATCAGCGAATTTTTGGAAGATAACGAAAACGTTCCGGAAGTATATAACGTCACACAGCCATCTGTATATAACGTGATCGGCGCGTCTGGGATAAAAAGGGCGACAGTGATCAAAGACTTTGCTTATACGATTACAACGCGACAGGATAGAACACCAGCGCAGGTGATT